AGATGGCAATACAAGATTATTTTAATAAGAAGATAGCTGTTTATAGAATATCAGATAGTGGAGATGCAACTAGACCTTATGCAATATCATTCGGTAATACTGGAACTATTGATGCACACATACAAAGGATTGAGGATGGAGATACATTAGATACATATGGAGTACAGGGAGCATTATGGAAGGCTTGGGTAGATGTAGATACAGATATTAAAGAAGGAGATGAAGTAATGGATAGAGGGGATAATAGATATACAGTAATCGCAGTTAATAAATTAGAGTTAAGTTTTCACATTAACAACCATTTAGAATTGATTTTAAAAGAATATGGCGCTCGCAGTTCAAATTAAAGGTTTAGATAAGTTGATAAAAGGAGTTAAAAAATATCCTTCTGCTTCTAAATTAAATTTGAATAGAGCAATTAAAAAATCAATATTTCAAGTAGAGGCAAAGTCAAAACCATTAACACCAATAGATACAGGAAGGTTGAGAGGAAGTTACAAAGAACAGTTTAGTCATTTCAGAGGAGTATTATGGGTACAGGCAGATTATGCTTTATATGTTCATGAAGGAACAAAGTATATGAGAGGAAGACCATTTTTAGAGGATGGAACAAGAAGGTCAAGAACATTTATTACAAGAGCATTTGATAAGGCAGTACAAGATTCATTAAATAAAATTACGAGATGACATCATACACAACAATAAGGAATTACATATCGACACTTTTAGATTCATTGACAAAGGTAGAAGAAGTTATTGATAATCCTGAATTACAGTTTGACAAATATCCAGTAGCAACAATAACACCAGTAGAAGGTGCAGCAGATTTTGAAACAAATACAGAAGATTTAAGAACATATGCTTTCGAAGTTAGTCTATATTATGAGACAAAGTATAGTGGAACAGCCAAAGCAATAAATGCCTTATTCGATACAACAGATGACATATTAGACCTTTTTACACAACAAAAAACATTTCAAGGGGTTGGTGTTATATCAAAAATTAGTATGCCAGCCAATAAAACAGTAATGTTAGTAGTACCAGTTTCAGCAGGATGGGGAGAAGTCCCAGATAAAGATATGATATTCGCAAGGATATTAATTAATGTACAAGTTTCGTGTTTATACAATTATTAAATAATAAATAAAATGGCAAGAACAATCGGTGGTTTAGTAAACCTAGGAATCGCAAAAGAATTAGCAAGAGGAACAATGCCTGACACAGCTGATGTCTGGTATCCTTGGATAGATGTTTCTTTCAAACCAATGAGAGAATATATTTATTCGCAAGAAGCTTTGGGTAATATAGATGAAACCCACGAATCAAAAGTAATAGCAGCGTATGGCGAAGGAGATTTTAGTGGAGAGGTAAGAGTTAATCCAATAGGCTATTTGTTATATGGTCTTATGGGTACGCTGTCAACAGCAGTAGTAGAGGCTGGAACAGTTTGGGATCATACATTTACTTTAGCAAATAATAATCAACATCAATCATTGACATTTTATTTTGATGAACCAAATGGGGATTATAGATTTCCTTTAGTAATGATTGAAACATTTGAACTTCAATGTGAGTTAAGTGAGTATGTTAAATTTAACGGGTCGTTTGTTTCTAATAAAGAACAAGATTCTGTTATAGCTTCACCGACACATATTGACGATTATAAATTTGTTTCTACACAGGCAAATATTAAGTTTGCTGTAAACATTGCAGGATTAGCCGCGGCTTCGGTTACAAAGATGCAATCAATGACATTAACAGTTGCTAAAAATCTATTAAGAAAAATGGTTCTAGGAACTATTGACCCTTATGATATTTTGAATCAAGTGTTTGGTGTAACTGGTTCATTCACATTACCTTATGAAGATAAGACTTTCAGAGATTACTTTAAGGATGGTACAAGCATGGCAATGGAGATTGAATTATTAGATAATTCTACTCTTATTGGTGCAGTTTCACATCCAACACTTACAATCCAAATGCCTTCTGTAACATTTGAGGATTTCACACCACAAAGACCAAAAGGAGAACTATACGAACAAGAAATAAGCTTTAAAGCAAAACGAGATGAAGATAATGACTTATCATCAATATCATCAATCGTATTGAGAAATACTACTGATACTTATTAATAAATTAATATAGACAACTATGGAAAGAGAATTTAAGGAGATAGAAACTCCCATTGGAAAAAACAAGATTAAAATTAAAGCATGGCTTACTGGATTTGAGAAGCGTAAGATTCAAAGTATCTTTCTAAACAATACTGAATTTAGTATGGGTGGAGAGAAAGCTGATTTAGGAAAAATTAAAGGAGAAATATTATCTAAATCACAAGATGTAACTATCGAACAAGTAATTTGTTCAGTAGATGAAAAGACAGAAGGCATATTAGACCTGATAGGAGAATTACATTATAAAGATTTTGACTTTGTATTATCTGAAATAGATAAAATACATAATGATAATAAAGAAGATATTGTTGAAGTTTCTAAAAAAAAAGAGAATTAGAGAGTGTAGTAACAATATGTAAGTTTATGGGCGGCTGGGATTATTACACTTTCTATTCCCAGCCTAGATTTTTTATAGAATATTTGGCTGAATACATCCAACGAGAGAGAAGAGAAATAAAACGTCAACAAAAAAGAAATGGCACAAACAACTAAATTACAATTAGTTATAGAGATGCAGGACAAGGCTAGTAATGACATGAAAAAACTGCAAGACAGACTGACAAAAACAAGTAAAGCAACCAGTTCGTTTGGCAGTATGGTTAAAAGACTAGCCCCATTTATAAGTGGGTATGCATTGATAAGTGGATTAAAAAGCACCACAAAGGCTTTTCTAGTCCAAGAGGCTGCCGCAATGAGATTGCGGTCGTCTTTTGGTTTTGTTGGTGGAATAACGGAAGAAACAGCTAAAGAAATGGAAAACTTTGCTAAAAGTTTGCAGAAGGTTACTACATTTGGAGATGAGGCTATAATATCTGCCCAAGCACAATTGGGTACATTCGGTTTAACAACAGATCAAGTCAAACAATTATCAATGAGCTTGTTAGATATGGCAGTACATCAGAGCAAAGCAACTGGGACAACAATGGAATTAGAAGATGGTGCTAAAGCACTTGGTAAAGCATTTACTACTGGAGCAGGAGCATTGACTAGGTATGGTGTAACCATGACTGATGCAGAGATGAAAACATTTAATATGTTAGATACACAGGGAAAAGTTGATATGATGCAAAAGGTTTTAAATGATAACTATGGTGGTGCCGCTGTTAATGCAGCCCAGACTTATGGTGGTCAATTAACACAACTTACTAATAGCTTTGGAGACTTAAAAGAGATAATCGGTGGAGCAGTTATTAATGCCTTATCACAATTATCTGGTGGGTGGAAAGAATCTATTGAAAATACTGGCGATCAATTAGATAAATCTAACGCATTATCTAAAGCATTTTATTCTTTAGCACAAGTTATGTTAGGTGTTTGGTCAGCCTTGAAAGTTGTAGGTGGAGCATTAGCAGGTATCGGAGAATTACTATGGGGAGTTGGAACAACAGTTGTTGGTTTTGCCAAAGATACTATAAAAGCATTTAAAAATGTTGGATGGTTTATACAAGGATTTGCCTCTATGGTAAAAAAAGTTTTTAGAGGAGATTTTGCAGGTGCTTTTGATGATGCCAAGAGAATGATTAGTACATCTTTTGACAGTACTATATCTAGTGCGGTCAATTTTGGCAGAACATTACATTTTGTATTTGAAGACATGGGCAATAATGTTTCTAATATGTGGGGACATTTTGCAGAGGCTATGGATCAGCGTGGATTTAAACCATTAGAAAGTTTTGCTGTTGATTCTGCTAAAGGAGTGGGAGGAGCAATGACTGATGCTGCTGAAGAAGCTTCTGAATCAGCTAAAAAGGCTTCTGATAGTTTAAAAGATACAGTTAAAGAATATCAAGATACTATAAATGATTTAGTAAAAGAACAAAAAAGTGCCATAGAACAGGCTACTAATGATTGGATTTCATTCAAAGATAGTGCAGGAAAACAATTAGACGACCTAGCTGAAAGACACAAAGCATCTGTTAGTAGTATTTTAGATGATATAAAGAAAGAAAAAGATAGTTTTAAAGAATCACAAGAAGAAAGCGCACAAGATTTTAAAACAAGAATGGGAGAAATGGTTGTCGATCATGAAGATAAATCTAAAGCAATACAAATACAAATAGCTGAAGAATTGAAAAAGGGAGTTGATGCAGATGTTAAAAAACTGGATTCATTAAGAAAAGAATTAAACGAAGAAAAAAGATTAATCAATGATGGTTTTTCTTTCATACAAAAATATAATATTGATATAGATAGTGTCAGAAATGTTGCACACATGAATGAGATGGAAAGACTTGAATATGAATTTAAAGAAAAGAAAAGAATAGCAAAAGAAGAACATGCTGAAAGATTAAAGATTTTAGATGAGACATTAAATGCTGAAAAGGCAGAATATAAAGAATACTATGCTGAATTAAAAAAAGAGTTAAGTGATTATAAGAGTGAATACGAAACAACATTAATTGATATAACAGAATCGACAAGGAAAGAGGTTGCAAAAATGAATGTTGAATGGGATAAATTGGGTCTTAAACATATTACTAGTCCTGAAGATTTAAAAAATTATACAGAAGATCAATTAGTTAGAATTGATGGAAAGATTTTTGCTAAAAGAGCAAAAGGTGGACCAGTAGGAGCAAACCAACCTTATATGGTGGGAGAGCAAGGACCAGAGTTATTTGTACCGAAAAATTCAGGAGATATTGTACCCAATAATAAAGTTGGTGGAATTACTATAAACTTTAATAATGTTTCTGTTAGAAATGATGATGACTTAAATTCAATATCACAAATAGTTCAAGCGGCTATATCGAGGCAATTAAAATTAACCCAGATGGGAGTTTAAAACTATGGCAAGAGTAGACATAAAATACAATGAGCAATCAATTCAAACTTCAACTTATGTAGTTGAGGAGATTGAGCATGAATCAATGGATAATAAGGAATTAAATATACAGAGATTAGGTAATAATGATGGTGGTAAAATTGTTTCTCAATTATATGATGTAAAGATAGTTAGGATCAGAGGAACTGTTTTTGGTACTGATATTGATAACCTAGAAGATAATATAGATCAGTTTAAGTTCCTTTTGAATCAAGATAATAAGCCTTTAGACGTTGAATATGCTGGTGATTGGAGAAGATATGATGTTTATACAGCCAAAATAAACTATGTTAGAAGGCATTATAACCTTACTTTTGCTGAATATGAGGCAGAGTTTGTAGTTGCATTTCAACCATTCGGACACAGTATAGATACATCTACAATAGAACAAGGAATAATCGTTACAGGTACATCTACTATTGAAGGTAGTTATACTTTTGAAGGTACTAGAAGACCACTGCCAATAATACAGACCACAGTTAATTCAGAAACTGGATTATCACAGATGATATTTACTAATGTAACTACTGGTAGTTATATAATAGTTGATTATGTTTTTGAAGATTTAGATGTTCTAACCATAGATACAGAGAATTATACTGTTGTTTTAACAAGGGCTGGTGTAGATACGGCAATAGATTATAGAGGAATGTTCCCTGATTTTGCTAGGAGTACAAATAGAATTAATGTTGGATTAAGAGCAACTGCTGCTGACATAACAGTCAAGTATATTTATTACAGTTTATATTTATAATGAAGCAATTTATACATAAAATTTATGATAGAGATGGAACTTATGTAGCTACCTTATCAAGGGATATAGTAACTTCAGTGCCATCTTTTACTTGGAAGATTAACTCTGGTATTGGTCAGATGAATATTAAGTTGGCTTTGTCTTTTAAAGAATTTAATACAACCTATGAGAATATAATAATAAAATTAGGTTATGAATTAAGAACATTTATAAAAGGATTAAATGATACTGAAACTGTAAGGATATATTCTGGAGAGATAACAGGATATTCACAAACGATTCCAGAGAATGGAAAAGAATCTGTAACTGTTACTTGTATTGGTTATACAAAACAACTAACTGAACAGATGCTTAAAGAGGCTGATGAAACAACAACTATAGCTTTTAATAGTAAAGACCCTAGTAATATTTTAAAAGGAGTTGTAGATAGATTAACAGGTTCACAGATTTGTTATGATGGTGGAAGTATTAGAAATACTGGAACATTAGTTAGTTATACATTTCAATCTGTAATAGCGTTCACAGCAGTTACAAAGGTTCTTAATATGACACCTAATTACTGGTTTTGGTATGTTGATGCTAATAATATTATACATCTTGATAGACCAGATGAAGTAGTAGATCATGAGTTATTCCTAGGTAAAGAGATTAACTCTTTAGAGGGAGAAAAATCAATAGATGAGTTAGTAAATTCAGTTTATTTTGTAGGTGGTGGAGATCCATTATTATATAACAGATACACTGACCCTGGATCTATAACTGAATGGGGAATTAGAAATTCTAAAGTAGTTGATTTGAATGTAGAAGAAGATGCAACAGCACAGATAATAGCGAATAAAGTTTTAGACCAACAGAATATACCTAGATCATTTGTAACAATTAAAGTAATAGATGATGATATAGATTCAAGAAAAGGATATGATATTGAAAGTTTTGAGCCTGGGCAATTAGTACAAGTTAATAATCCTAGAGTTAAATCAGACCAGACATTGTGGGATTTCACATTTGATATAGATAGTTGGGATTATGATTTTACAAGTGTCTTTGGACTTCCTATGCAGATACTTGAAATAAACTATGATTTTTATAGTGTTACATTAAAACTTTCATTGCAATTAGAGAATGTTACAAAGAGAATAGAAGACATTAATAGGAATTTAGATCAAACTCAATCATTAGAAGTACCAACAATACCAACATAATTAAAATAAACATATGGCAAAATTTTGGGATAGTAGAGACAATAGACCTAATTCATACGTTTCTGGGACAATAGCAAAGTCAGCAGATGTGAATGGAAACGAAACTTTTTTAGAGAAGTATCGGTCTTTTAATAATTTATTAGTAGTAGATACAGACGGTATTGAAGATACTGATTGCGACAAGACTACAATTCAAGGTGCTATTGATCAAGCTGTTTCTGATAGTATTGGCTATCATATATTTATTAGAGTAGGAACTTATAATGAAGATCTATCAACATTTGAAGCTGGTGTAACTCTTGAAGGAGAGAATAAAAGTCAAAGTATAATATTAGGTAATGGGGCTGCTGAAGCTATTGCCGTTGATGCTAATTATATAACTGTTGATAATCTAACAATAAATAAAACAACTTCTGGTAGTAATGCTATACAAGTTGATGGTAAGAGTAATTTTCATCTAAAGAATTGTATTGTTACTTCAGACCAAACTAATTCTACTATATATGTTATTCAAGCGTTAGATACTGATTTAAGTAATTTAATAATAGAAAACTGTTATATTAGAAATACAGCATTGAATTCAAATCCAATTATATCTTTTCAAATTACTTCTGGTTCAGATGATGTAAACAGCACATTTAAAAACATATCAATACTTAATAATAAACTTGTTGTTGATTCTTTGGGAAATAATAAAGAATTGTTACGACTCGAAGCAGATACAGGTACAACAACAACAAAAAGTGAGATTTTTCAGGTTAGGATTCTTGGCAATAGGATATATTCAGAAAATGCTGGTACTGGTTATGGCATAAGAATATCTGTTGCTAATAATGCAAATTGTAAAATAGAAGAAGTTACTATTAATAATAATTTAATAAATGGAAGTGGTGGCACTGACTATGGTATTTATCTTTATAATGCAGGGGCTAGTGGAACATTAGATAATATTGCAATAGGTTCTGGTAATAGTATCTATGTAGATTCTCAAAAAGAAATTAGACTATCAACTACATATCCTACCAACTTTAGTACAGGTGGTTATTGGGTAGATTTTACATCTATCGCTAATTGGACTGGTGGAGGAACTATGACATTTGGAACAATAACAACCGAGACAGCTAGATTCTCCATTATTGGTAGAACTTGTTATATAAATGCTTTTGTTCAAGGAACAACTGGTGGTACTGCTTCGGACAATATAACTTTTACTGTTCCTGTCGCATTTAAAGAATCAACCCAATACTACAATACAGGTGGGTGTATGGCAGATGATGGATCTTTCTATGGAGGATTATATTTTAATAGTAATGCTACATTAGTAGCGGTTAAGAGATATGACAATGCTAACTTTGGTTTAGGAGCAGGAAGAGGATTTGGTGTTAATTTCCATTATGAAATTTAATTATGAGTAATTTTTGGGACAATAGAGATGATAGACCTATAACTTTTACCACTAAAGGTAGGGCTAAACATGATGATTTTGATAGTAATGAGACTTTCCTTGAGAAGTACAGGTCTTTTAATAATGTCTTAATTGTTGATACCAACTCTACAACTGATGAAGAGGCTGATTTTGATAATATCCAAATGGCTTTAGACGAAGCAAAAGATACTGGTTATGGCTACCACATTTTTATAAGAAATGGTACTTATAATGAAACACTAGATAATACTCAAGATGGTGTTACTTTAGAAGGGGAGAATAAAAGTCAAGTAATTATTAAAAATGGTACTACTACACATTGTCTTTATAATAGTGGAGATTATGTTACTGTAAAGAGTCTTACTTTAACAAAAGATACTCAAAATGGTTTCGTTATAGACATATCTACTTCTGAAAATTTCTCATTAATAGATTGTAACCTTAATTCAGATCAGGTTAATCACATGCTTAACTGTAACCATGACTTAAATTATGGTACTTATGATAATTATTTAATTAAGAATTGTTATTTTTTAAGCACGGCGGCTAATGCTAATTCTATAATAAAGTTCTATTGTTATTCAGCTACTGGTGTAACAAATGCTACCACAAAGAATATTCATATTATAAATAATAAGATTGTAGCTAATGGAAATATAGCTAGTGATAATGCTGCTATTCAAATACAATGTCTTAAAGGAACTGATATTTTAAATAGTGTTATTGAGCAAGTTGTTATATCTGGTAATAGAATATATGTCGATGGAACAGGATCTACAAATGCTTATGGTATTTATATGTCAGCAGCTTTAGATTATAGAGCAGATATAAGGGAAGTCTCTATTAATGATAATCTAATTAGTGTAACTGGTGCTACTAATAATTATGGTATTGCTGCTTCAGCTTATGACGGGGCTTCAATAACTTATTTAGAGATTGGCGAGGGTAATAATATAATAGCTGATGAAAACAAAGAGGTTTATATTCTTGGAAATGTAACTGAATACTCTACTGGTGGATATTGGCTTGATACATGGACACCTGCATTTAATTCTGGTGCTAGTATGGGATATATAGGAATTACTTATAAGGCTTTTTATTCAATAGTTGGTAGAACTTGCTTTATAAGACTTTATTCTATTGGAGAAACAAATGGAATAGCTGAAGATTATATTCAGTTTACTGTTCCGATAGTTTTTAAAGATGCAACTAGTGGAGAAAGTGCTTGTGGTTCTTGTATGGTTGGAATAACTTTTTTACAAGGTTTATTCTATAATAGTGGTACTACTAAAGTTTCTATAAAGAGATATGATAATGCAGTTTTTCCGATTGGTGCGAATACAAGAATAGGAATAGACTTTGCTTATGAAATCTAATGAAGATAAGTGTCAAGAGATACACAAAGAATTAAATCAAATGATTATGAAAGATAAGATAGAAAATGAAAGAAGGGTTACTTCTGTTGAGGTTCATGTTAAACAGATTAATAAGTCAGTTGACGAGATTAAAGATAGTGTTAAAATATTCGTAGAAAAGGCTGATAAGAAGTTTGCTAGTAAGGTTGTAGAAAAAATTGTTTATGGTATGGTTGGAACTATACTGGTTGCTGTATTATTGGCTATTGTTGCACTCGCTTTGCCTATCTAATAATTAATAACAATATATGCCATTTTTGGATATATTTAAAGATGTACCACCCGATATGATACTACCGATTGATGAAAAAAATTTAAAAGGATATGGCTACCGAAATGGTCAATGGACTTTCTATGGCGTTAGACATAGAGGAGATGATTTTGTTTGTAATGTTGGAACTCCAGTTAAAGCCGTAGCAGACGGTCAGGTGGTCAAAGCAGGCTGGGATGGTTCCATGTCTGGTAATGTAGTAAAGATACGCCACAACAGCCAAATTTACTCTTACAACGCCCATTTAAGTCGTATCATGGTAGGAATAGGACAATATGTGTCAGAAGGAGAGATAATTGCTCTATCTGGTGGAAAAAGTGGAGGGTATGGCTCTGGTATATCTACTGGTCCACATCTACATTTTCACATACAAATAGCTAACAAATACGATTCAATATATAATTATTTAAAACCACCTATGAATATCATAGATAAGCTCGTTAAAGGGCAAAAACAAAAGTTTCAAGACATAATGGACGGGAAAGTAGTATTTATGTTTTCTAAAGGGAAGACATATATTATAAGAGATGGCAAGAAAACAAAGATAAAACCAACAGAAGCTCTAGTTAATCTTCTATCAGTAGGAGCAACAGAAGAGGATGCTCGTAAAATTCCAGATAATAAGTAATTTTAAATATTATGAGTAAGTTATTTAGTAGAAAGTTTATTTTAACTTTGCTATTCGTAATTATTGTATGCCTAGATTTCTGGGTATTCGACAAAGCTATTGGATGGGAAGTCCTAACAGTTCTAGGTGGAACTATTGGAGTTTACAATCTATCCAATGCCATTAAAGGTTACAGAGACATTAAAAAGAAGAAATAAATTAAATCAGTCGTAAAAGAATTCCGCTAGTATTAGCGGTTTTCTTTTGTTTTATTAAAGTTATCCACATGAAGGTCTTGATTAGTCTTGAAAAGTATGGTAGTATATAAACATAAGAAACAAGACAATTAATTTAAACAAAATTATGAACAAGAGACAACTAAAGGCAAAATTAAGATCAATGGCTTATCTAGATACTATTAATGATGTGAGAGACGTACTAAAAGTATGTATCGGCACTCTAGGTTTAGCAACAACTTTAATTGCTGTTATATTATTAATACAAGTATTATGAACCAATTAACATTAGACCAAATAAAACAAAACGAGATAAATATGCGTATCTGTATAGAATGTAGTAAACCTAAAGACCCTTCAGAAGAAGTATGCAACGAATGTATGGAAGAATTATACAATAAGTCAGATAGCTATTGCCAAGATCAAATATTTAATAAATCAATAATTTAAATGTATGAGCATAGAAAATAAAATAGAGGCTAACAACGAACAATTAATGGAAGCTTTTGGAAAAGACTATCATGGAACAGATGATGATATGCCTGATAGTTATGAGAGATGGTTAGCAGAATTAACCCTTGAAGAAATTAATAAGATAATTAAATAAACCCATGAAAAAAGAAAAAAATTACATCCAAAAAGTTATTACGGTCGCAAGTTGGAACTCAAAAGATGGTAGGCATTCAATTAGAGATCACGAAGGAGAGTGGTATTCATTCTTCGACAAAGAGTATCAAAAACCAACAGAGACAGAAGCTTTAAGAACATTTAGAGATTTAGGCATTAAGGACAACAGCACTTGTAAGGTAACTTATTATGAGACACCGAATGGAGATCAAGTATATAAGAACATTACAATCTTCGAAAAAGCTAGTGATAAAGAAAGTGAAGACATACCACCATTTGTTGAAGCAAAAGATGTACCAGATAAATTTGAAGAGGCTAGAAAACAGAACTCTGATGGTCAGTCATGGGGTAATGCTAAAACTAATGCAGTAACATTATATAGAGTATTAGTTAAACTGCACCCAGAGATGGAAGACGAGATAGCAAGAAGGAAGTTTATCATAGATGAGGCTAATTGGTTACATAATCTCGAACCAATGGAGCAACCTACAGCAGAAGATAAGAAAGTTATGCAAGAGGATGTTCATGGAGAAGATCCTGATGATCCTCTACCCTTCTAGTCATTTCCTTGGTTACCATACTCATATCACGATAAGTTTATGGTAACGGGATGAGATGATTAATAAAAATAATATGAATTGGAAATACTTTTTTAACGCATTATTCGTAATAGCCTTAATAGTATTATTCTGGGCAGTAGTTATTTCGGTAGCATTAATTATTTTATATACAAATTATTAAACAATAAAAAAAATGAAAGACACAAACGAAAATTCAGAAAATTTAAAAGATTGCAATTCCTGCTATTCCTGCAATTACTGCAATTACTGCTATTACTGCAATTACTGCGATTCCTGCTATTCCTGCGATTCCTGCTATTACTGCTATTACTCTAAAGGATTAAGAATGTCAGAAAAAATGATATTTTGTCTTGGAGAAGGAAGACATAAAAGTAAAGGAATTGGTTATCAGAAAAACCATATGGCTTTTAATAAAAAAGTTTCAGAAGAAAGATATGATGAAATTTTAGGTGAATTAAGAAAAATATTAGAAGATTTAAAATTAGAACTAAACGAAGAATCTTGGTCAGATGAATGGAAAAAAGTAACCAGAAAACAATGGATTGAAATATCTAAAATACCTGAATTTGATAAAGGAGTTGTTGAAGGAATAACTGGCATTGAATTAGATTTAGATAAGACAGAATTATATTCAAAGGAAACTATTGAAAATGCTAAAAGAATATTGAAAGATGTTGGGGAGTTATAATAAATTAACAATAAAGGTATGAAAGAAAAACCAATTTATAATGAAGATGGCGAAATTGTAGGAGTACATAGAAGTTATGAAATTACACCCAACAAAGAAAAGATAGAAAGTTCATGTGTAGCTGGTGTTCTAGCAAAGTTTAGTTATGAAGAAGAAGAAGATGATAATTAAATAAAAGAATAAAATAACATGCTAATCCTACTATTTAATCTAATATTCATGATGCAACCTGTAGAAGTACCAGAGTTTGTTGAACAGATAGACACAATGACCTGCTCGTTAAATGTTGTTTCTTGTGGAGAAAGTTGGGAAGATACATTAACAGATACAGAATATAGGATAATGATGTGTGAGAGTAAGGGAAATAATTTTGCAGAAAATCCAAATTCTTCAGCTAAAGGAATTTTTCAATTTCTTGACGGTACTTGGGAAAACTACTGCACAGGTGACGTTTTCAGCCCAGAAGATAACCTAAAGTGTTTCAGAAAGTTATATCCACGACACCCCACATGGTGGGAATGTCGATAACCAACTATGGTATAATTAGAGTACGGTACTCAATAGAACAAGAAGGAGGCATTGGATATGTGCTATGCAGGAACATTCGACAAGAAGAAGCATGGACTTGAAGCTTTCAGAAAGATGAGACATCTCCACCAGAGAAAATGTGAGTGTATAACTTGCAGGAAGGATGTAACCGTAACTGTAACTGGTTACGGAAACAAGAAAGTTGCCATCTGCCCGAAGTGTAACAAACTGGCTTACAGTAAGAAAGGAAGGTGATTAAATCTCCCAGCCCAGGGTAACGGGCATGTTCTTTACTGGTTATGGTGTTCCAGTATAAAAAAACACCGCCTAAAAAAATTAACTAAAACAAATATGAAAAGAATTATTAACTGGTTACTAGGTAGATGTAGATTCTACCCCATGTGTAAGAACAGAGATAATTTAAATGCTTGTTGTATTGGTTATGAGAAGTCTAGTTATTGTGGATATGCAAGGGAACAATACAAAAATGATAAATAGAAAAAAGATAAATAATAGAATAAAAGAATACAGAAAGACACATTCTAGAAAAGAAGAATATAAGAAGAGATATGTAGAAAATAAATTATTATATAAAAAACATGTTGACAAACGTAATAATTTAATTAAGAAATATGGTGGTACACATACTTTAGGAGAATGGAATGATTTAAAAATAAAATATAATTATACTTGTCCATGCTGTAATACAAGAGAGCCAGATATTATATTAACTGTAGATCATATTGTATCAGTAAGTGTTTGGGGTGAATGGATAAAAGAAAATAAACATATAAAGTATATGTATGATGATATAAAAAACATACAACCATTGTGCTTAAAATGTAATCTTTCTAAACAAAACAAAGTAATAACTTACAGAGACAAATGTTCAAACTTGAAATAACAACTGAACAGAAAGAGTACGCCTGGAAGTTAGTAAATGAATGTAATTTTGGTAATAGAGGTGTCTTTGATGGCAATAAAGAGAGACAATATACAGGAATACTAGGAGAAGTAGTTATGGCTGATGGTATAGGATTTGGAAGACCACTTGGAGGATTAGGAAGTGATAATGGTATTGACTTCATAATTCACGATATGGCAATAGATCTTAAAACAATGGGCAGAACAGTTGATCCTACAAATAATTATATCAATAATTTAGTAGCTTCACAGGTAGAATCAGAGACAGAAATGTATGTATTCGCATCAATTAACAAAGGAACACTAGAAATGACGTTTTGTGGCTTCATAAAGAAGGAGAATCTTGATAAGTATTTCCTCCCTAAAGGCACAAAAAGGATAAGATTTGATAAAACATCGTTCATATTTAAGGTAGATACATACGAAATACCTAATAAAGAGCTGATAAACGCAGATAGCTTCAGCGAATTAACTAATAAAATACATCAATATTCATTATGAGAATAAAGATACTAAAAGAAGATACAATATTTAGTAAATACATAAGGGATAGAGATAAATGGACTTGTCAGAAATGTACTACTAAATACTACCCACCAGCTAGAGGACTTGAATGTTCACATTTTTGGGGAAGAGGTAATTGGGCTGTAAGGTTTGATGAAGATAATGCTGATGCTTTATGTACTGGCTGTCATATGAGGTCAGAAGGAGAGAAGCAAGGATGGTACAGAGACTTTAAAATAAAACAGTTAGGAGAGGAAAGATACAATAGATTAAGGAGGAAAGCAAATAGTACGCTGAAAAAGGAGGAAGCAATCAGGAGATTTAATAAGAAAATAGCTCAATTAAATATATCAAAAGACGATTAGAGTTATTTTCCTTCGAAATTTGTAGTGGTAGTAACTAGAACCTGTTAAACAGGCAGAGTGCTATCACTACGGTTTTGTGGGACAAATAAACAACTATGCAATTAAAAAAGGACAAGTATTACAAACCAAAAGACATAGCAGACAATGGCTGGATAGTTAATTCTAAAGGCAATCCTGATTACTATTTTATTTTACGACACATAAAATTAGGTAATATTAGCGCAAAAGACTATTGTTCAACAAAAAAGAACTACTTTTTAATAAGAGGTAGTGAGATATTAAAATTTAATGAATAATCAAATGAAAATACTCAATCTTTATGATATTTGACTTTATAACATAGATTTGATAATATTAATATATGGAAAGAAATAAAAAAGGACAATTTATAAAAGGAACAAACGGTGAAACTTATGATGGTTTTGGTATTTGGTATGACAAAAAAGGATATGCAAATATTTGGATAAATATGAAATCTATTAAATTACATATTTATATATGGGAAAAAGCTAATGGAGAAAAACTAAAAGGATATGATATACATCATAAAGATTTTAATAAAAGAAATTATAAATTATCTAATTTAGAATTATTAAATAAGTCTGACCATTTAAAAATACATGCTGGTTGGATAAGAAAAAATAACAAATGGATATTAAAGCCATGTAAAGATTGTAAAAAAATATTGCCCTTGGATAAATTTTATCAAAGGAAAGGATTAACACCATCAAATATTTGTATTAAATGTAGTTTAATTATGTGGAAGAAAAAAAGAAAAGATAAAAAGTGGGTTGAAGAAAAAAAGAAATATTTAAGAAACTATTATAAAAATAAAAAAATATGCGTATCTTAAATGCTTATTCAGGGATAGGCGGTAATAGAAAGCCCTGGGGAAACAAATATCAAGTGACTGCTATTGAAAATGATCCAGATATAGCAAAAATATATAGTGATCTATTTCCAAAAGATAAAGTCATTGTTGCAGACGCTCATCAATACATATTAGAACACTACAAGGAGTTTGATTTTATTTGGAGTAGCCCACCTTGCCAAAGTCACTCAAGTTTTAGAAAAAATATTTGTGTTAGGTATCGTGGTACAGAACCGGTTTATCCAGATATGACACTGTATCAAGAGATATTATTCCTACAGCATCACGCTGACTGTAAGTGGGTTGTAGAAAATGTAAAACCATATTATAAGACATTGATTGGACCATCAGTCATATTGCAAAGGCATTTATTCTGGTCAAACTTTGAAATACCAATTAGAGAATTCAAGAAAGACAATATCAGAACAGCACAAATACCAGACTTGCAAGAGAAATATGGGTTTGATTTGTCAAATTATAAACTGAAAAACAAAAGGCAAGTTTTAAGAAATTGTGTTGAGCCAGAAGTAGGAAAGCATGTGTTAGATTGTGCTATGGGAAAACAGAAACAAAAGAATTTATTCTAACTACTTGACAGATATAAAAAAGTAGTCTATCATGTAAGTACATTCCTTCACAGCAATACATTTAAATTTATTCAGTGTACACAAGAGGTCTTCGGGAATGTGGACCTCTTTTGTATTCGCTACAATTTAATAAGGCCAGTTTTACCCTTGATTTTACTGGATAATCTAAATCAAGCCAATCTAACTTAATTCCGAGTATGCGTTAAGGACAGGTTGTCGCCAGATATAAAACCTAGCAATGTCGTCCCCTGACAACTAGGTCTCTTACTTGTTGATAACTTGATAAATCGAATCTTATTAATACATAAAAAAATCTTTTTAACGCTTATATAATACAATAAGAGTATAGAGGGGAATACCTTATGCGTCGTAAAACGTAAGAATAGAGTTGACAAACTATTTCTATATGATAGAATAAGTACATGAAGAGAGGAAACAAAAGATTAATAATCTAATCCAACGCAATTTTAGCGTTGTTTTTTTATGAATATAAGTGAAATAATAGTTGAATTAAGGGATGTGGAGAAGTTGTCCATATTAACTCCAGCTCAATTATCAGAGTATCTATGTTTACTTTCAGCCAGAATAGATGTAGTAGGCAAACATATCATAGAGAAAGAACAGGCATACAGCTTTAAATGGGATGAAATAAGAGAACTAACAGATTCTGACAAACAGGCTGATAATAAGATTAAACAAACAGATCAATACAAAGAACTAGAACAGGCAAAATATATATACAAGGCAGTAATGGAATCAATCAGAAGCCTTAAGAAGATGCTGACAGTAAAGAGTGATGAATTAAGGAATATGTGTTAATTTTACGACACATAGACTTGGCTAAAGTTAGGTAATTAAGTAAGTAATAATACTATGGGATCAGTACCAGAGAATTTTCATGGAGTGAAAGGAAAAAGTGGAAGGAAATCAATGTATCAAGAAAAGATGGATGCAGAGTTTTTGGCTAAAATGTTTTTTGAGGATCAGGATGAAGAAGACCTAATTAAACAGATAGAATCAGGAAAGTTCTCAATAAAGACAAGGTTACTGTTAAAGGCTATGGAAGGTAATGAAAAGGTAATGCTAGAGTTTTTTAAGAAGATATACCCAGATAAGATCGAAAGCACTATACAGGATGATAGGGTGGAAGAGGCATTGAAATCATTAAAAGAATTAGGTAATGAAGACAAGGACGTACAAAGCAGCGGAGATACTGTTCAAACTGGAGAACAAGCCCCTGATAATACCACCAAGGTTTAGAGAATTATTTGATATTATATATAAGAGAAAGTATCCCAGAACTAATGTAATAGCTCCAACACAGGATGGTAAGAGTTTAACTATTGGAGCAGCGGTAGCATGTAGAGCAGCAATATATAAAGAGAAATTCACGATACTAGCACCTTCACAAAAGAAAGCTGATATTATCATGGCTTATGTTATTGATTTTGTTACACAAAACCCTATATTATCTGACAAGTTGTTATTAGATAAGAACGAGAAGTTAGACAGTTTAAGAAGAGAAAGGAGTAAGAAACACATCACATTCAAAGGTGGTGGAGGAGTTCAGACACTTACTTTAGATGCTAGGAATAGTAGAGCCTCAATGGAAGCTGCTATGGGATTTGGTGCAAAGAATATTATAGCTGATGAAGCAGGGCTTATTGATGATCCTATATGGTCAACTGTTATGCGTATGCTTGGTGGTGCTGGTAAGTATAAAGATACCTTTCTGTTAAAGATTGGTAATCCTTTCTATAGAAATCACTTCCATAAAAGCTCTATATCTAACAGGTATCACCAGATAAGACATACTTATTTAGATAGTTTACAGGATAGCCAAGACGGTTATCATGGTTTTGATGAGACATTCATGGAAGAAATGAAGGGTGAAGCTAATTGGGAGGTCTATTATGAGTGTAAATTCCCTAATGAAGACGAGATAGATGCTAGAGGTTATAGAACACTTATTCCTATGGACTTACTGATTGATAGATATGTTGATAAGAAGACAGATGGGGATAACTTAAGACTAGGAGTTGATGTAGGTGGTGGTGGAGATAAGAATGTTTATGTCTTGAGAAATGGTAAATGTGCATGGATAGAGAGTTCAAACAAGTCTAATGATACAATGACCAATGTTACAGAGATTGTAAGATTGATAAAGGAATATAATATAACACCCCAAGATGTATTCATAGATGATATAGGAATTGGCAGAGGTGTTACAGACAGACTTATTGAAATGGGACATCCTGTTAGTGGAGTATCAGTTGGTGGTTCAGCTACTGAAAATGATAAGTATTCTAATATCAAAGCAGAGGTATCATGGAAAGCAAGAACATGGTTAAAAGAAGGTGGTAAGATTGTGAGAGATGATGGCTTTAATCAGCTTAATTGGATTAAGTATAAGGTTAATACAGAGAAGTTAATGAAGATAGAACCAAAAGCTGATTTAAAGAAAAGAACAGGTAAATCTCCTGATTATGCAGATGCTTTCTTCTTAACATTTGGAGAATCTAATTTACCATTTGTTTATTAATATTTCTAGCTTCTTCTTTTGAAGGAGTAAAATAGATAGGTCTTTCCTCTCTGGCTAGGACGCTTGAGGGGAGGCTAGAGGTATTAATTGTTTGTTGCATCTTGAGCGGGATTGTAAAAAAGAGGTACAATTTCTTGGTTATTAATGGGTATTAGCCATGAAAATATCTACAAAATCATATACACATTTACCCGCTCGAGATTTAATAAATAATAATATATAAAAATGGAAAACAAAGTAAAGAACAAAATTTTAGACAAGCAGTTGTTAAAACTTAACGAAGAAATGGTTATGACAATATTGCGTCTTGAAGAATTAAAAGAGAGTAAAGATGATGACAAAATAAATGTCATGAATCAAATGACTGGAAAGACAGAGGAAAAGACAGTCAAAGAATTAACCGAAGGTAATAAGGCTCATTTAATTGATTTAGAAAAGAAAGAAAAATTAATAATTAAATTAAAAGAAAATGATATTCTCAATGAAGAAGACAAAGGAGAGAAGGTTGAAGGAAAATAAAGCTATGTGTAGAGCCGAATTAGAGGCTGATAGTCTTAAAGCATTAATAGGTATGAGAGAGTTAGAAACTAGGAAACCGATAGATAAAAAACTTATTCCAGTTTTTGAAAAGGATATGGCAGAGTTTAATAATAGGCTAGATGGTAATAATTTAAAGATTGAAGGATTAAAAAACATTACAATTAACCATATATAAATGTTAGATAAAGGATTTAAGAAAGCAATTAAAGATTCATTAATGGGAGCAAGAAAATCTTGTGTAGCACATAGAGTTAATGAGTTATTATTTGAGAACAAATTAAAAGATTTAGGTAAGGTTAAAAAGCCAAAGTGTTATGGCAACGATAAGTTAACTGATGACCAAAAGAAGGCTACTGATATTTATGATAGATATGTAAATAAATCACTTGATTTGAATACAAAGTATTTACAGTCAAGAGAAGATAGAGAGAATATGCAAGAGGTTGTAAAAATTATTGAAAACAATGATCTATAAAAAGATAGGGAATATTTATTTTACTACCAGTTGGGATGATGGACACCCACTAGATTTAAGAATAGCTGAATTATTAAAAAAATATACTTTTACTGGAACATTCTTTATTGCTCCAAATAATCCAGAAAGAGAAGTAATGAAACCAACTGTAATATCAAAGCTATCCTATGATAGATTATTTGAGATAGGTGGTCATACAAATACACATGTAGAATTATCTAAAGTATCACCAGAAGTTGCTATTGCTGAAATCAGAGAAGGTAAAAGAGTTTTAAGGAGAGGTCTTTATAGACAAACACTAGATTCATTTTGCTATCCTAAAGGAAGATATAATGAGGATGTAAAAGCAATGGTAAAGAAATGTAAGTTTAGGGAAGCAAGAACAGTTGATGTTTTAAATAATAAACTACCAAAAGATAATTATGCTATCAAGCCAACAATACATGTTCATCCTAGTAGGAAAGAATACAATGGAAAGAATTGGTTGGAAGTAGCTAAAGAAGTTTGGAAAGATCCAGAAACAGAATATTTCCATTTATGGGGACATAGTTGGGAAATAGAAAAGTATGGTTTGTGGGATGAGTTAGAAGAATTATTTAAATTTATTAAGAGTTATGAAGATTAAATTATATATATCAAACTTTAGCAACACAAGCATTGGTGGAGGTTGGACTTTTCTTCGTAATTTATTAAAAGGATTAGAAGGGAAAGTAGAGATAGTTGATAATTGGAAAGAATGTGATATATATTTTGTATTCGGTATAACCACAATAGACAAAGGAGAGATTTATAATGCTCTTTCATCTGGTAAGAAGCTTGTTTTAAGGGTTGATAATATACCTAGAAAATCAAGGAATAAAAGACAGTCTCCTGTTGCTAGATTAAAAGAGTTTGGTAACCTAGCTGACGCTGTTATATATCAAGGAGAATGGTGTAAGTATTATGCTGGTTATTTTATAGACAATAAGAAAGAATATATTATTAACAATGGCGTAGATACATCTATATTCAATGAAAAAGGTAGAGAAACAGGCGAAAAGACCTATTTATACATCAATTATAACGATAATCCTAACAAGCGATTTGATGAAGCATTGTATAGATTTGACATGGAATGGCGTAAAAACAATGGAATTAAGCTTATAATTGCTGGTGATGCGCCTAGAATCTACAAAGAACACCCAGAATATGACTGGGATTTACCTATTCCTGCTGATATTGAATATGTTGGTATAAAGAATGAGCCAAAAGAAGTGGCTGAATTAATGAGAAAGTGCGATTATTTATTGTATCCTTCATTCTGTGAGGCATACCCTAACACTTTGTTAGAGGCTATGGCTTGTGGAATGAAACCTCTATATCTTAACTCCGAAGGTGGCAGTCTTGAACTGTACAAAAAGAATCTGAATGGAGTTAAGACCATCCAAGTGATGGCAGACGAGTATATGGAGGTATTCAAAAAATTAGTTCTTTAGGGGGAATCACATGAAATGGGAGTTACCTGACCCCAGCTGTATTGCAAATCCCCCGCAATTTTAAAAATTATGAGTTATTATAGTGAACAATTAACAGACTTTATTGCTAGGCTTGAAATTAAAGCAGATAGTGTTCTTGATATTGGTTCTAGTCAAAAAAAAGTATTTGATAGAACAAAAGGTTGGGATGTAAAAGAATATATAACATTAGATTTAGAAGTTCCTCATGAGGGAGAAAAATCAGATATAGTGTGGGATATAAATGAGAAGAGTGGCATTAGAAAAGATTTATATGAGACTTTTGACATAGCATTCTGCCTAGAAGTAATGGAATATATATACGATCCTGTTAATGCTTTAAGTATTGTATGTGGGTTTTTAAGGAAAGGTGGAGAACTATACATATCTTTCCCTTTTGTTTATTGTATCCATAAGCCTGTTAAGAATGATTATCTACGATATACAAGGATGGGAGCTATTAAATTACTAGAAAATGCTGGATTTGAGATAGAAATGATTATGGATAGAGTAGCAAAAGACCCTGAAAAGTTAAGAGATTTCTATAAGTCAGATGGAATGCACGTTGGAGGAGATTCAAATGTAACAGGATTTATAATTAAAGCTATAAAAAGATGAAATTAAGCATACACACAACAATAACTAATCCAGACTACTGGCAATACGCATGGAAAGAATCTATTGAATCATTCTTGGCATTGGCTGATGAAGTAATAGTAATTTATGGTTCTGAAACAGACTTGAGGTTATTACAGAACATAGATGTACCACATGGAAAGGAATTAAAATGGGCTTATCTTGAATGGCCTTATAATTTTAGTTGGGATGAGATAAGTAGGCACAATAATCTAGGCTATTCACTATGTACTGGTGATTGGGTAATGAAGACTGATTGTGATTATGTATTCCATGAGAACGATATTAAGAATATGAGAACACAGCTCGAGAAGTATTTAGAAGAGGGTTGGTTAGCATGTTCTTTTATGAAATATACAATAATGAATAAAGATAGAGCTTATCAGAAGGTTCATCTACCATTCATTTTGAATAAGAAGATGTTAGGAGATACAGTAGGCTATGGCCCATCAACAACAGAGAATACAGCTTGGGGATACCCTATTCATAGAGACGAGTTTGATGATGAGTTAGGATTACCTAAAGGAAGGTCAATAGATCCTAGTGTAGTTAGATCAACTGGTGTAGATTGCTGGAATTATGATAACTTCTTCAAGGATAAGAAGATAACAGGTGAACAGTTCTTGAGATTCAGTCATTCTAGAGATAAAGCAGGGTTTGGTGCAACTTGGGGTAAGACTAAAGAAGAAGCTTTAAAGAAGTTTTGTGAGATGTCTGCTAGTAGATTAAAGAAGACTGGAGCTACTTATAAGCCTTTATCATTAGACGATCATCCTAAATTTGTAAGAGATAAGGTAAAGAATATGACAGAAGATCAGATGGGGTATAACAACTGGAATAATTTTGAAGGAATACTATGAAGATTTTTAATAGTTATTTTATTTATACTCTAAAAAGATACTTGTTTGGTGGCTTCATGGATTTATTCTGTATTCTTAAAATGACTGGTTATGGTAATAAGAAAGATACTATAAGTATGATGTTTGCTGAAATTGGAATTAGTACATTGGAAAAGATTATAAAACAAGCTAAAGATGTTAATAATGGAGAAACTGTATATTCAAACCTTACACGGATTTATTTAAATACTATATCAAAAAGATGTAGGAAAATTTATAAACCTTTTAATTTAGATGATTAATAAAAAAAAGATGACAAATAACATAAGCAAAATACTTGAGGAGTTTGATAAGCTAATAGCTGATATTGGTTATAGAGCTTTGCATGGTAAAAAATACGATTCAGAGAAGGAAACTAAAGACTTCATAAAACAATCAATAGAGAAATGCCTTGATGAGATGTTATATAAGTTGGATAAATTTGAAGAGGAGACAAACAATAACTGTCAAAGAATAAATATAAACCCATCTTTTGATGAGACAAAAGAATTTCTTGAAGAAAAAATCAATAAGATAAAAGAATAATATGGGAGAAATAACAAATACAGCAACATGGGAGAAAACAGGTGGCGAATATGCTATTGATTATATGAAAAGATATAATTTAGTTTCGTACGACGAATATATAGAATCACAACTTGCTAGAGTTAAATCAAAGCAAGGTACTTTTTTAGAACAACCAGATAGATTAGAAATGTTTAAGAAAATAGCAAACACAGCAGGAGAAAAATTACCAAAACTAAAAAGGATAGTTTGTATGGGAGTAAAAAATGGTGCTGAATGTTTTGAATTTAAAAAGAATAGATTTTATTGCGAAGCAGAAATACATGGAGTTGAATTAAGCGAATTAGTTAAGACTGCTAAAGGAGATGATAAGCTAAAGTTTCATCAATTAGACTTTAATGAATTACCTGATGAGTGGGAGGATAAGTTTGACTTTCTTTATAGCAATAGTTTAGATCATGCTTACTTGTTAAAAGATACACTAGACGAATGGTATAGAATAATGCACTCAAGGGGATATATGCTTCTAACCTTAAGTAAAGGATTGATTACAGAATGTGATATATACTCTTTTGATGAGAAAGACATTGATAAGTCATTAGATAAAGATAAGTTTGATTTAGTTAAGCTATGGAAAGAGAAGAATCAAGAAAACAGCTTTAATATATTATTAAAAATAAAAAAGTAATGGGAAAAATAACAAACACAGAAACATGGGAGAAAACAGGTGGCGAATATGCTATTGATCTTGATAGAAGATTGAAACAATCTGGCAAAAATCCTTATGTTATACAAAGAAAGTTCGCATTAGACGCATTAAAGAAGATTAATTTTAAGACAGCACTTGAAGTTGGTTGTAATAATGGCAGGATATTAGAGCCTTTATTCAAGCATTTTCCTAAAAGACACATAGAAGGATGTGATATAAGCCGAGAAGCTTTGGATATTTTGCAAGAAAGATGCCCTAAAGCAGAGTTAAGAAAGGTAAATATAGTAGAAGGATTACCATATAAGGACAATGAGTTCGATTTAGTATATACAAGTGAGTGTTTATGCCATATTGCTTACTATGATATTGATAAAGTAAGAGATGAACTAAAGAGGGTAGCTAAAAAGGTTATTTTCTTGAGTGAACCATTTAGACCAATCTATCCAGATAAGCATACAGTAAATGTAGGTAGTGATAGTCATGGTGGAACTTTTTGTCATCATCACGAGAAATACTTTGATAATTGTGAGACAGATTTTATGGAAAGAATAGCTAAAAATTATTTAATAACATTATGAGAGTATTAATAACACCAGTGAAACATGAGTATTTAATAAATAATTTAAAATAATATGCGTATTCTAATAACAAATGACGTGGAAGGTTGGGCTATTGGAAACCTAACTGATGCCATTATCAAGCACAACAAGAATAGGTTTAATTTTATTAAAGTTCCAGTACATCCTAGGGGAGTTGGAGAATCATTAATTCCTTTAAAAGATGCGATAGATGTTAAAGGAGTTGATCTTTGGCATGGACAATATTGGAACAGTTCGCTAAAGATGTTTGATTACTTCCCTCATTTAAGAAAGCAGACAAGCCTATTAACTCATCACAACCATCATTGTTTAAACAAGGACACTTGGGAAGACTTTAACTCTTTGAATGAAATGACACAATGGGGAGTAGATAAGTTAAGTAAGATACACGAAAATGTGTTTAAAATACCTCATGGAATTGATTTAGATAGGTTTGCTTACATTGATGAGCTAACAGAAAACAAGAATATAGGGTATATCGGTAGAGTAGTACCTTGGAAATGCCTAAAAGAGATATGTGAAGCAGCTAATAAGTTCGAATATAATGTAGTTGGATCAGGATATATTGATGATGTTAAGTATTGGGAAGAGATACCAAGGGATAGATTAGAGTTTAATGGTGGTACTTGCAGGGCTGAAATGGCTTCAGCATCGTTTAAAGACGACTTATATGAAGATATGATGTGTTTTGTCATGTATTCTACTGGTGAAAAAGAATCAGGAACATTACCTTTACTAGAAGCAATGGCGAGTGGAGTTCCTATTTTAGCTACAGAACAGGGTATGGCTAGAGATTTGATTAAAGATGGAGTGAATGGAGTATTCTTTAATGAAGAAAACTTTGAAGAGAAGCTTCAACTTGTCATGGAAGATAAGAAGTTAAGAGAAAAGATTAGAAAGAATGCTTGGGAGACTATAAAGAACTATAGTGAATCAAAGATGGCTAGAGATTATGCAAAGGTTTATTACAAGACTGTATTCAAAGATAATCCTGTTATCTCTGTTATTATCCCAACATTTGATAGAGCAGAAAAGCTATATGACATAATTGAATCTATTGATAGTCAAACTTATCCTGCTAAAGAGATTATTATAGTTGAAGATGGTGATGATGGAGGTAAGACAAAGAAAGTATGTGAAGAGATAAAGAAACACCTTAAGACACCAGTTATTTATATGAATACTGGCAATGCTAATGACTACTATGGATTGGCTCAAGCTAGGAACATGGGAGCATGTGAAGCACTAGGTGAGGTACTTCTATTTTTAGATGATAGATATGCACTTGAACCTGATGCACTAGAACATATATCTAAATGTAAGAATAACCACTTTGACTTTGGTGTAAAGGTTATTAAGGGTAAAGAATCTACAAAGAAAGCATTTATTGAGAACTTTGCATGGATAAGAAAGAAAGACTTCTTCAAAGCTGGAATGTTTAATGAAAGACTTAATATGTATGGTGGTTTAAGCCAAGAAACTAGAACTAGATTTAATGCTCAAGGATTCAAAATGAACCAAGATAAGAGTGTAAAATGTAAAGAGATATTAA